CTACCAGGCTGAAATTAAAAAGGCAAATTATCTTGCCAGTGTTGGCGTCTACCTTGACAAGAAATCCTGGGACCAGAAAGCCCAGGACAAAGCCGGATCTGTCATGAAAATTCTCAAGAGTGCACCCAACCGCCTTAGAAACAATGTCTATTCCAAGTCTGACCCTGAGCAGATCAGGGGGATTGTTCAACAGGAAGTTGATGCGGCATTGAAAGAGTTTCACCAGTGACAGACCCAATACTTTTTAATATTGAAGAATCGGACGCCTTTCTTAAGCCGTTTCTAAGCGGAATAAAACCATTCGTCTATCCGTCAATTGTTGAATTTCTTGAGAAAGAAATCAGGCTCCCCAAGAAGGGCAACGCCGAACCCGGTTTAATAAAAATGTGCCGGACCCCTTATATGCGTAAAGTTTACGAGTGGTTGCATCCTGATTCAAGGGTCTGGAAACTGGTAGTAATGAAAGGGGCCCAGTTAAGTTTTACAGCAGCTATATTAAATCTAATCGCCTACTACATGAGACATAACCCTGAGACCATTCTCTTTGTCCAGAAAACCAAAGAACTTGCAAGAACCTTCAGCGAAAACAAACTAGACCCATTTTTAAAAGCCAACAAAACCCTGCTAAGGCTCATGGCAGAAGACGGGGGCACGGACAAAAAGCTGACCAAAGAGTTTATAGATGGCTCTATCAATATGGTCGGTGCCCAGAGGGCTGATGACCTCAGATCCCTGGCTATTGCACTGCTCCTGATGGACGAATGTGATTCATTCACACGAAACGCAGAAGGACAGGGGCTTCCGGGCCATCTAGCAGAAGCAAGGCTCAGAACATACAAAGGTAACCGCCAGGCCTTTTACGTCACTACGCCGACATTTGACGGAAGGTCGTTTATTCAAGATGAGTACAACCAGGCTCAGGCCAGAGCCCAGCTTTATATACCATGCCAGCGTTGCGGTTATTTTCAGAAAATCGAATTTGAAAATATTGATTATGACGAAAATAATCCGGCTGATGTTCGCGGTCTCAGATGTATAGCATGCCAGGGCCTGACCGAAGAGCATGAAAAAGATATTTTCCTGGAAGAGGCTGAATGGCGTTATGATGTTGATATACCGGAAGAAAAAATAGAAACCCTGGGCATTCAGATCAGCTCTCTTTATTCCCCTCTGGGCTGGTACTCATGGCCGGAAGCAACTGTCCACTACACCAACGCTGTTAAAAAAAATGACGATGTTGCCCTTATCACATTTACAAACCTGGTCCTGGGACTTCCCCACAAAGTCGAGGGAGACTGCGCTGACTGGGAAACTGTGCAGGCCAATGCCAGGGATTATGAAGCTGATACAATTCCTGATGAAAACATCCTTGTGCTTACCTGCGGGGTGGACGTTCAGGGCGACAGATTAGAAGCCCAGGTCTGGGGCTTCACTCCTGATCAGCAACGGTATTCCATTGCTTATGAAGTGTTTGGCGGTGATACACACGCCGAAGGGGCGCACCGCTCACAGAAAGAGCGTAAGCGTTACTGGGACTCAGGCCAGGTCTGGAATGACCTGACTGATTTTATTAATAAAACCTGGGAGCATCCGAGCGGAGCCCAGCTTCCGATAACCCTTACCATGATAGACTCAGGTTCAGGTAAACACACCGCAACAGTATATGAATACTGCTCAAGGTTTCCCTTTAACAAAGTGCGGGCTATAAAGGGCCGCGGTCAGCTCCAGACTATACTTTCCGCTCCCAAAGACATGTATCTGACAGAAAGCGGCAAAAGGAAAAAGCTGAATGGGAAAAAATTTCAGCTGGTTGGCGTCAATGTAGTTAAATCGGAAATTTACGCTTCTGTTACCCAGAGCCCCCCGGAGGATGGTATCTACCCTCCGGGTACTTACCACTTCAGAGACTGGGGGGAAGAATATTTCCGGCAGCTCTGCTCCAATGTATTTGTTCTAACAGAGAACAAGTCAGGGGCTTCCTGGACTTACGTTAAAGAAAATCATGAAAATGATGAGGCCCTGGATACAACCGTCTATGCCAGAGCCGCCTTTACCGCCATGAAAGGTGACACCTGGTCGAAGCGAAAATGGGACGCACTAAGACGTATGATCCTTGCCGCCGCCCCTAAAGCCAAGGCCAGGCAGTCAAAACGGCAGGCTGAAAAAGTCAGCAAGAAACTGAAAAAAGAAAAGGCTCTGGTCATACCTCCCATCCCGCAGAGTGCTTCTGAAAAGAAAAGAGAAGCCATGCACAAAGCAAATCAAAGTATAGATCTCTCGGAAATCAGAAAGAAAAACCAGGGAGACCTTTTAAGCTCCATTAAAAAACGAAACAGAAAAAAAGACCGGACTATGCTCCGGACAGGAATCAAAGATTTTTAAAACTCTCCCCGGAATTTAAGTCGTCTTTATATTTCATCGCATGTAGTCACCAGCTCTATTGACTGAGTTATTTCAGCGTTTTATGTTCCTATAGTAGCCAGGGAGATATTAATATGGGCAGCACACTGACAGACGAAGAAATTAAAGCACTTATAAAAAAGCTTGAGCAGGTAAAAGCCAGGGGTATTTCCGAAACCAGGTACCAGGGCGAAATGATCAGATACAGGTCTGTCGGGGAATTATCGAAAGCCATCAATGATTTAAAGATGCAGCTTGCAAGACGCCAGAACAGACAACAAAACCCGGTTGTAAAAGTAAAATCTACGTTTCGACGTGATTACTGATCAATAAAGGTTTTTACATGGAAAGAAAACAGACCATGAAGCCTGTCAGGCAGCGCTTTGTTGCGGCCGGTTACCGGGCACGAGAAAGCGGACTGTCCGGGTCTCCCCTGAGTATTGAACATTCTCAGGAACGGGATCTGTCTAGCCTCCGGGATAATTCAAATCATCTGGCTCTTAACAACGGCTGGACCAAGCGTTCTGTTGATGTTGATAATACCAACTCGGTTGGATCTGGTCTTATGCCGGCTCTGAGAGCCCAGGACCGGGATAATCCGGATTACAGAAAAACTCTGGAACTGTTTAAAGAGTGGGCTGATGACCCGGAAGCCTGTGACTTTTTTGGTCGTGAAAACATGCACGGCACAGCTTCTCTGGCTGTCGCTGAAAACTACCGTTCGGGCAATTTTCTTCTGGGGTTCCGGACTGTTGTAGATGAACACCATGAAATCCCTCTAAAACTACAGCTTTTATCAAGCAGACGAATAGATAAAAATCGGTCCCAGATGAAGGGAAAGCGTAAAAATAAAATACATATGGGCGTCGAGTTTGACACTCAGGGGAGGGAAATCGCTTATCATATCTTAAAAAGCCCTGATAACAGCAGAGAAAGTTTTCGGGTAAAAAAAGGTGACTTTATATACGAAAGTTTCCCTGATTTCCCGGAGCAGGTACACGGACACCCGGTTCTGGCCCCAGCGCTTATAAATATTCATAACCTTTCAGAGTATCAGCATTACCAACTTATTAAGCAACGCTCACAGGCAGCTGAATATCAGATTCTGAAAAAACCATATGATCCGGAGTCCGGCGATGATCTACCAGACCCGGGAAAATCTGTGGAAAGCGCTAATTCTGAAAGTGAAGTGCCAGAGCTTTCCGAAGAGTCTGGGCCTGTGGATTACTACAACCAAGGGTATCAGGACTGTGTAAAAGATTTTGAAGAGAAGATGAGGAGTGAAACCGTCCGTGCCGGGGAAACTCTGGAACCTGGTATGACTTCTCAGGTTCCGGAGGGGTGGGACCTTGAGTTCCGAAATACAACCCATGTTAATGACTCTGATTATGTAAAAAATCTTCTAAGAACAGTCTCCGCTACCGGCGGACAGATGTTTCCGAGTATCACGGGTGACCACTCAGACAGTAACTATTCTACTTTGAGACATGCCAGGGTTGACGTTAACCTACTGATGGATCAAAAGAGAGCGCTTTTCATCCTGCCTAAGTTTTACCAGAAGGTTTACAAAAAATGGCGTATATATGCCACGGCAGCAGGCTATAAGTGTCCACCAAAACTTGACTTTATCCCCAAGCCACCTGAGAGCCTGCACCCCTTGGAGCTGGCAGAGTTTTTAACAACAGTTGCCAGAGCCGGGGCCTACAGTTTCGCTGACATCTGTTATGCCCTGGGCCTTGACCCTGAAAAGCAAATTAATGAGGTGGCCTATTGGAATGAACGGCTCAGGAAAAAAGGAATCACAACGGACATAAACCCTGCTGACAGGGATAAATCAGGAAAAACTGTCGCAGAGTATGACAACGAACAGAAGGGAGGAAAAAGAAGTGAGTAAAATTATAGAACTCTCTCCTGTAAAGACCAGAAGCCAGTTTGTGCCAGACTCAGTGAACGAAAAGGACCGATCACTTAAAATTTGCATAATTGCCGGCTCCTGGTGTGACACAGGTGATGAAATGTGGTCAGAGGCTGATTGCCGATGGAAACCGGTGAAATTTCGCCTCAACTGCAGCCAGGAGGCTGTTGTGATGGATCGAGTCAACAACGGTCTACCACTCATCGACTGGCACAAGGCTAAATCCAGCCTGGAAGTTTTCGGAAGGACTTCCGGTCTGGAACTAAAAGATGGTCAGTTTTATACAACCATTTTTTTTGACGATGATGAAGAGTCAGAACAGAGGTGGCAAAAAGCAAAAAAAGGAATTGTTCAAGGCTACTCATCATCAAGCTACCCAAGAAATGCTGTCATATCCGAGGATTCGGATTTTTTTTACAGAGATTACATCAAGTATGAACCATATGAAGTCAGTATGTGCCCTATCAACGCTGACCCTAAAGTAATAGCCCAGAGCAGCCAGGCCAAAGTCTGTCAGGTCGAAATCACACAGGAAGGAACCTACATGAGCCAGAAGATTACCAAAGAAGATTTAGACGCTGCAGTTAAGGCTGCAGTAGAAAAAGCCACTGCTGAAGCATTCGAGAAAGGGAAAGCTGAGGCACTAAATAAAAACCGGGAAAATATATCTCAGGCTATGGCGCTGGAAGGTAAGCGCCGGGATGAAATTAATTCAAAATGCACTTTGCTTGGCCTGAAGCAAAGTTTTGCAACTAAGCTCATTTCAGAACAAACGTCACTGGAAGAGGCTGTCACCCAGATGTTTCAGGAAAAGCAAAGGCTGGAAGAGAAGCAAACCAGCATTCAGAGCACTGGGACGGTAGAAATAACTGTTGATGAGCACGACACAATAAGACAGGGCGCTGTAGAAGCCCTGATGCACAGGCAGTTTGGCCATGATCACCCGGAACGCTTTAAAATAACAGACAAGTCAAGGCGTTTTGCTAACAATTCCATGTTAGATATCTGCCGCCAAATGGCACAGGTAAATGGCCGGTCATTTACAGGCATGTCTGACAGTAAGCTGGTCAAGCAGGAACTGGATTTTGCTAATTCCACAAAATCCAGTGACCTTACTGCTGTCCTGTCCGGATTTGCTGAGCGTTCACTGCTGGAAGGATACAAGCTTCTGGGCAATGTATACGACCCGTTCGTTAAACGCATAGAAGTAGACAATTTTAACACCATTGAGAGAAAGAAGCTTACCGGCAACCTGGACCTGGTCGAAACACCAGAGTTCGGTGAAATCTCTATGGCAACACTTGCAGACCGTGAAGAAACTTACAGGGTTAAAAGATTTACCAAGGGTGTTCCCGTCAGTATTCAGATGATCAAGAATGACGATCTTGGGGCCCTCTCAGATATCCCTTTTAAACTGGGTCAACGGGCGGCTAACCTTGAGCATAGCCTTATTTTTGAGCTTTTGGGCACTAATCCGGTAATGAATGAAGATAAAAAGAGGGTCTTTAGCGCTGAGCACGGAAATTTCCTGACTGGCGGCGGCGCTATGACAGCGGATGGCATTGAGTCCGGCTGGCTGGCAATTGCACTTGTCAAAGATGAAAACGGCGGACTAATCAATATCAGGCCTAAAAACCTTGTTGTTCCAGCAAGCCTCCGAGGAAAAGGCAGAAAAATTCTGAACCCCCTTGGAATCTATACCGGTAACAATCCTGTAGCTAACGACGGTTCGGGTATTCCTGACCTTAACCTGATCTATAGCCCGTTCCTTGATGATTACACCAAAAAAGGCTGGTGGTTGATGCCAGATAAAAACGAGCAGGTAACCATTGAGCTGGCGAGGCAGAAAGATGACGATTGCTACCTGGCTCTTCAGACGATTCAAAAACCAGAAAATGGGGCTTTGATCCATTCCATTTCCCACTGTGTCGGAGCGGCTTTTGTAGAGTGGAGAGGTACGTATTACTCTGATGGCCTTGAAGAAGCCCAGACACCTGACCCGGTCCCTACTGAAGAAACTGAGCCTGCAACCAACGAAGAAACTGAGCCTGCAACCAACGAAGAGACTGGCAACTGATGATTGACCACGCTGACATGGCTATGGAGCTTCTGGAAGTGCACGGAAGCCCGGTAACTGTCGACGGCCTAACAGAGGCAATAACAGGCATTTACAGGGTTTCTGAGCAGGAATCAGAACTATCCGGCTACACCATGTCTTCCGGTATGGAATTTATTGACTGCTTGAAAATGTATCGCCCAAGCTTGCAGGCCGGGACCAGGGTAACGGTACATGATCAGCACTACTCTGTTAACAGTACCAGGATTGCTTCCCCCGCAATGATCCGGGTTTATCTGACTCCGGATCAGGAGGGCAATGATGCCTGACTCTCCCAGACCAGTTATTATCAACGATGTTGAGAAGCTACCAAGGACAACGCTCAGAAACCAGGTGGAAAAGGTTGTCAGTAACGCTACGGGGCTAAAGCTGATCGCAAATCCCTACATTGATTCTCAAAGCCTCAGGTCTCTGCCTGGATTTGTCGTTGAGATTCCTGACGAGCCCCAGGACACTGGCAGGGATTACACCAGAGTCAGGGTACATACTCCAGAAGTAGTCGTCCTGATTTTTGCTCAGGCTCAAAATCTTTCTGAAGCACTGGACAAGCTTGACCAGTTTGACCTTGCAATCACTCAGACTCTTTCTACCAGGCCCTGTGATTTTTTACACGAATGGCACAGGGTGGGAACTCAGACGCAAAAAGAGCAGGAAGCCGGCCTCCCTCCAATAGCTGTTATTTGCCTGAAATATGAGGGCATGTATTTGACTGATACCAGAGATACGCCGCCGGAAAAACTCAGCGCCTTGCAATTAAAAGTCCGTCACCACGTACTTTCTTACACAGATACCATTGAGATACCGGAGGACACATGAAAGAAATACCATCTAACATAAGAGTGCCTGGCGTTTTTGCACAGATACGCTCTGTCAATACTCAGATGCCGCTGTCAAACTACAGAATAATGGTGCTGGGTCACTCTCTCAAAGAAAGCACTGTTGACCTTGTGCCTGTTCCAGTGAACAGTGAGACAAAATCAGAGGAACAATTCGGAATTAAAAGCCAGCTGCACCAGACCATACTCGCAGTCATGGAAAACAACGACACCAACAGTATTTACGCTCTTCCTGTTCCCGAACCGGCCGGGGCTAAGGCTACGGCTGATCTTGCTATAACTTTGGAGTCTGATCAGGTTGAAAGTACCGGAATTATTACTTTCTACATAGATGGTATCAGAATTGATACCGCAGTTTATCGCGGCGATAATCTGAAAAAAGTTTTTGAGCGGATCATGACTTCAATCGGTAAAATATCAAAATTGCCTGTTACTTCTGCTCTGGACTCTGCAGAAAACCCCACTAAAATCACCTTCACTTTTACACACAACGGGGTTATCGGAAACAGCCTGAACATCAGACTTGAATACTACGGAGATGAAGACCTGCCGGCTGGTGTTTCACTAAACGCCTCTGATGCATTCACAAATGGAGTCGGTCAGTTTGATGTAAGCGATATATTTGAAAACTCAGGTGATGAGCAGTTTGATTTTATTGTGTGCCCGGACACTTCTGTCCAGACTATGACAAAACTCCGGGAACTTCTGGGTGAGAGGTGGGAAGCGCTCAATGCTAATGATGGCAGGGTTTTTACTGCTACCACCATGGAATATGACGAAGCTGTCAAGATTACAACAAATGAACATGACCAAAACCATCAGATTCCAAATTCTCCACATATTGCCGTTATTGGTGCTTTGAAGTACCCACAGAGCCCCTGGAGAATTGCCGGAATGGTTGCTGGTGCTGCTGTTCAGCAAGCCCAGAGCAACCCGGCCCTAAGTTTTGAGGGTTTGAAAATCAAGGGGCTGATGCCTGCAAAGATCACAGAGGCTCCCAACTTCAGAGCCAGGAATGACCTGTTATACAGAGGAATTTCTACTTTAAAGATCACATCTTCCGGGGTTTCAACTGAGCGCCTTATCACTACTTATCTGAAAAATGATGCTGATAATCCTGATGACTCATTCCTGGATTTCAATGTTCCGCTTGTCTACAGCGCCATGAGGCAAGAGATGACTTTCTTCCTTCAGGAAACGTACAGACAGGCCTTTGCCATGGACGACGGGGAAGACAAAATTCTTAATCCAGGCATCAAAGCAGTGACACCTTCAGAGGCCAAAGCTGACGCTTTATACCTCTTTGACAAGTTTGCAGCCAGAGGATGGGTTACTGGCAGGGAGTATTTTAAAAAGCACCTGATTGCTTCCAAACCCTCACATGGTCGCATTAATCTTGAAATCAGGCCTACAACAAACCATCCGCTGTATGTAATGGGAATTGATATCGGATTTTTAACTTAAGGAGCTGATATGCCATCAGAAATAGGCGGCCGAGTGACCGTAAAATTTGCCAATAAAATACTTGCAGCCAAGGGGGCCTTTACTTACGGCCTCGGCAAACAGACCAGGACGGGCCAGGCTGACAACGGAAAGGTAGTCGGATACACGACAAGCGATAATGTTCCGTTCTGGAAAGGTCAGCTTTACGACGTTGAAGAGACAGACATTGAAGAAATCGCTGACTTTGTGGGCAAACAGTCAACACTTGACTTGAATAACGGCAAAATCATCACCTTTAACGACTCATGGACAGTAAATGATGACGGGGCCACTGGTGACACCAAAGAGGGTGCCATCAATATTCACGTACAGGCAAAATCAGCCTCAGTAACGAGGAAATAGCTGTGATTATTCCGGGAAAAGAATCAGATGTTCTGCCGCTTTCCACCCCGCTGGAACACGGCGACAAGGTGTTGAAAGAACTTTCCGTTCAGCATATTAAAATGATCCACTTCCCAGCCTGGGAAAAGTCTATGCTCAGCCTGGTATCAGAAGCCTGTAGACTCCCGGAAAAAGTTGCAGGAGAACTGTCTGAACCGGAAGGGCCTGTCCTTCTCAGGCACGTTCATGTTCAGAGCTATTATTTCTCAGCTATACGAAACCAGAATCTGACGTTCATTGAACAAAACGGGGATCAGGTGACAAAGCACAACTACCTGGACCTGAGCAGAATCGAAGAGGGACCCAAATCTGACACTATTTGCCTGAATAATCCGTTGTCTGATCCGGATAGTACCGACAAAGTAAAAATAAACAGGCCAAGACTCCGGCATTTTCAAATGTATATCAAAGACGGGCTGCCGGCTGTGGTTGAAGACCTGACGCTAATTCCTCTGGCGTTCATACACCAGATGAGTCCAGAGGACGGTGCGCTGGTCTACTCACAGGCATTCAAGCGTTTAAAGCCTTTCCTCGCAATAGCCTGAATCTGGGCCGGTCTATTGCGAGGTATTACCGGGGTGGTACTTGCCAGAGCCCATTAGAAATGACTGCTGATGAATTTGATTACTGGAGAGCCGGGCTGAATGGCTAAAGAAAAACACAGTATTGATATAACCCTTTCCGCTACGGACCATATTTCGTCAGTCCTGAAAAACTATACCAGCAGTTTCAATGATCTGACAAAAACGGTCGAAGAAACCGGCAAAAAACTGGGAGACCTGGAAAACCCGGCCAAATCCGTAGGCGGAACGCTGCATGACTCGGCCCGTAAAATTGATGAGCTGGAGCGGCGCCTGAGAGAAGCAAACGGCGGTTACGCTTCTCAGGCCCCCAGGGGGTCAGCAAGAGCCGGTAGCAGTGCAGAGGTGGCAGGGGCACCCGGATTAATTCTGTGGGGCTCTGGGGGGCCTGGAGGGCCTGGCCATAATGCAGGGGCCTATGCACAGCCGGGCTCTGGTGTTCCTGGTCTGGTTCCTGTCGGAACTTCAGGGCCCCGATATATTCCCCACCCTGACGGATACGACAGATACGATAGACCCGGGTTTTATGAGCAGCACAAAGGAAAAATCATTGCAGGTGCTGCAGGGGCTGCTGGTGGCGCCCTGGCTGGAAAGAAAGTGATAGAAACCGGAGCAGGATATGAGGCTGCTATACAGCAGGTTCTGGCTTTTGTCGGTGATGCTCACGAATCCGGAAACCAGGAAAAGCTGGAAGATGCTATCCGTGCTGAGGCTAAGAGGTTGCCAGGATATCTTCCGTCTGAAGTGGCCGGGTCTGCCACAAAGGCAGGGTCTGAAGGATATCTCACAGATAAAATAATTGAATCACTGCCCACCCTGCTTGAGTTTGCTATTGCCGGACGATATCAAAGCGTGTCGGAAGGTACGTCGGACATGCTTACAGTACTGGGGGGATTCAACAAAGGGTCTGAAGAAATCAGAACGGCGGCGGATAAAGTCGTAGACATCACTTCACGAACCAAGACAAGTATGCAGCTGGTTGCCGAATCAATGACCGGCTGGGCATCAGATGCTCATCTCTCGGGAATAGACCTGTCCGCTGCCCTGGCCCTTACTGGTGGCCTGGCTAAGTCTGGTCTTACTGGATCTCCTGCCGCAACTGGTCTAAAAAATATGATCAGGGCTATACAAAACAAGGTGGGCGAAAAGAATAAACAGGTTATTCCGATCTATAAAAAAGCGGGATTTGAAGAGGGTGAAGTCCTTTCACCAGATGCTACAGCCGGGCAAATATACCGGAATGATAAAGGTGAAATAACGGGCAACAGAATTTTTGACACTCTCGAAAAACTAATGGCAGCCGATCTGACTCCTGCTGAAATATCCCGCATTTTTGATGAAGAGGGGGCGGATGCTTTTAAAAAGTTAAAAACATTCGGCATAGATGAAATAAGAAAAATTTACATCGATAACCTCAATAAGTCTGAAGCATCACTGGTAAAGCGTGTAGAAACTCTAAACAAAGGTGCGATTCCAGCTTTTAAGGAGCTGCAGAGTGCAATTGAAGACACCCAGATATCAATGAGTAAATCAGGGTTACTCACTGCAGCAACCTATGCGGCCAGAGCGGGGACTCATCTGATTGATGCCGGAGATGGAAAGCTGCTTCCCCTGTTTACCGGGGCTGTTGCCTCGGCTGCAGCCGGGATTACTGCGGCTGTTGTGGCTGGTACAACTGCAGCCATTGCCCCGGTGATGGTGCCAGGTCTACTGCTTACGACGGCTGGAATTTATTCAGACGAAATAAAAAATTATTTCAACTTGGAAGGATCGAAAGAAGCGCTCAGCAAGTCCAACGGTTTCAGTCCTCTGTCAATGATGAGCATCCCCCCGCAGGAAGACCGTCTCCTGGGCTTCCAGGACGCTGAAAAGCCTCCGGAGGTAATAGAACAGCGGGCGGTACTAAAAATTGAGTTTGCGAATCCAGAAGATGTTCCCAGTGGAACCACATTGAAGGTTGAAAGCTCACCTGAATTTCCAATTGACTTTAGAAATGGGCCTGATCTGGGAGGATTCTGATGTTAATTAAGTTTCGTGATGCGGAGTTCTACAGTAAAAAGTCCGATGCTGGTGGCGGAAGAAATGTAGCTGAGTCCATAATTCCTTTTTCAGAGAAACACCATATATATGATTTGGGGTCCGGGATTCATCCCTTTAAGATTTCCGGGTATGTAATCGGCACAGATCATAAAAATAAAGCAAAGAAACTAATCAAAGCTCTGGAGTCCCCTGGACCAGGAGAACTGCTGCATCCCGTTCTTGGTCCTGTCAGCTGCTACTGTAAAAAGTGGCAAGCCCTTGAAAATCAGACAGGAAACATAACAAGTTTTGAGCTAAGTTTTGTTAAAGCTGATTCCCTCACCATTCAAATTACACCAGTTGCCCACCCCCAGAGTGTGCAGGCCATCTCCGATGAAATCATTAATACAATCCAGGAAAGGTTGATTACTTCTCTGGAGAATTCCGGGCCTGATTTTTTGACTGAGGCACAGAATGCCCTTGATAACGTGATGGCACAAATCACCCCCTACATGGACGCTGCAAAAAATGCCATCAATCAGATTGCCCGCGCTGAGGCCGTGATCAGAAATGTCAGGGAGAATCTACGAAAACTGATTAACTTTCCTAATGAACTGACAAACAGGCTGAGAAATGCAATTAACGGAGTAATGGAGGCCATACTGGGCGGTGATAAGTCTGCACTGAGAAAGGACTCTGTGGAAAACGCCTTGGGGATGTTTAAACATGAAGAACATGAATCATTCCCCCCGACTCATCCGGCACGACAAAGCGTAGAATTCATGGAAATAGTGGCCGTTACAAATATTTGTGGGGTTGTCCTTAAAAACGTAGATGCCCAGGGCAGCAATATACAACCAGGGAATCCGGAGACTCAAAGCGGGCTGCAAAACTCTGTATCAGATCTGGAAGCTATACACCATCTGATTGAACATGCCATCAATCGCGCAAGTGAAAATTCTCATGATCCAGAGCTATACCGCGCTCTGGTCTCGCTAAGGAGAGAGGCAAGCCGGGTTTTTTTCGAGGCAATTAAAAATGTTGAGGTCCATCAGACTGATGATATTACACCAGCCATCGTTTTAGCTTACAGGCTAAATCCTGACAATTTTTTAGCCACCGAAACGGACATCATTAAAAGAAATTCTTTTAAACACCCTGGTTTTATACCTGCTCTCTCAAAAATTGAAATATCCAGGAGAGAGCAATGATTGATCGGGTTTCCATTCTCCACAATGGCAAGTCCTTTACTAACTTTAAGAGGCTAAAGGTTTCCAAACGTCTTGACACCCTGGCACATGACTTCACGGTTGAAATATCCGCCAACAGTTCTGGAGTCCTTAAAGAGTTTGATATCAACCTACCAATTGAAATCCACTCTGGTAGTACCTTGATTACAACTGGTTACATATTCAATCCCAAAAGGGTTCTTTCACATTCTGAATTAAGCCTGGGTCTTTCTGGCAGAAGCAAAACAGCGGACCTCATCGATTCTGATTGTGACAGAACCACGCAATTTACAGATACAGACTGCACCACGATTGTTAAAAAAATTCTCGAGGATTTTGATATTGCCTTGGAAGGTAATCACCCGCCGACTTCTATAAAGTCGTTCACCATAAGCCGCGGCGAAAATTGCTACCAAGCATTGCTAAAAATCTCTAGGAAAGTGTCAGCTATGCCCTTTACTTTGGCAAATGGGAACCTAGCCTTTTCATCTTCACCCTCACCGGGGGGCCTCATGCTTCAGCAAGGCAGAAATATCAAACATGTGATACAGTCTCCCGACTACAGTGATATCTTCAGCATGTATGAACTTGACGCCACAAAAAAGGACCCAAACCCCTGGGCTGATGATCCTGATACCAAGTACCGGGGTCTTGTGGAAGGCGAGGAGTTCAGCAGGTTTAGGAAAAAAATATTCACCTCTTCTGCTTCCTCTGATGCTGAGTGTATGACCCAGGTAGAGGCTGAGGTAGCCAGGAGAAAACGAAATCTCGATAAAATTCTGGTAACTACGCCCCTGTCTGAGATTCCTGAAATCAATACCACAGTCAAAGCTGATATCCCTGCACTTTCAATTAAAAGAGAGTTTACTATCTGGGGATACTCACTTGACGTAGGCAGAAACGTGTCTGAAATCACTATGGAGCTTGTATGATTGAATCTATCAAGCGGGCTCTGGAGCCATTGCGGGTAAAAGTTAGCTCTCTTATCGCCAAAGCAAAGTTTGTCATGTCTGATGATTCCAAACCCATACAGTTTGTGCAGATTGATATTGGAAAGGGTGAGCCTGTAAATTGTGTCCGACTTCAAAACTTTGGCCTGTCCGGGGTTCCTCTCTCTGGTGCAGAAGCGCTGCTGGTGATGGTAGGGGGTGATACTCCTGTAGCCCTGGCGATTGATGACTCCAGGAAGCGCCCCAAGGGCTTGAACGAGGGGGAAACTGTTTTCTACAACGCCTTTGGATCAAAGATGTTGCTTGGCAAAGAGGGCACAGAAATCAGTGGTAAGCCGGTAAAAATTAGCACTGATACCACAATATCAGGGGATCTTACCGTGAACGGCGTTAAATTTTCCGACCTTGTCAAATTCTACAATCTACACACACACCCAGGGAACCAGACCACCAGCCATCCTATTCCTCAGGAGCCAGAGCAATGAACTTTCCTGAAATAGATGATTTATGCAATCTTGAAAATGCTATCAAAATATCTTTGTTCACCGAGAATTCCGGTTGGTTCGGGCATGGTTTCGGCATTGATATTGGCAGTAAAATTCATACTCTCATCGGGAAAAGATGGAAGGAATCGGGGGAACTCTGGGTTCAATACACAGAAGAAGCTCTGGCATGGATGAAGGAAGAGGGGCACTGTGATTCCGTTTCCTGCACTGCCTTTCCTTCTGAACGATCCGTTTTTTTAAAAATAAATCTGGAGAATTCCAGTTTGCCGGTTTTCAAGATAGAGGTCCCAGATGCAATTTCAAATTGATTCAACAGAAGCTATAAGGTCCCGTATCGTCCAGGATATTCTTGAAGAACTTCCGGACAAAACACATGCTTACAGAAGTCTGGCAATTGTTATTGCCACCGTTTTCGCGCCTTTTTACAGATACCTGTACCTGTTTATAAACTGGTGCCTGAGACAGCTTTTCCCGTGGTCGTGCGACCTGATGTATCTACAGGAGCACGGCAAATTCCATGGGGTACACTTTGCCCCCCCAGAGTTTGCCAGAGGTGAGGCTATTTTTAAAGGGCTGTCCGGTACAGTGGTTCCAGCAGGAACAAAACTCCGGCATTCTATAAACTCCGGTGAGTATGAAACTACAGAAGAGACAACCATTGACGGTGATACCCTGGTTAAAATCAGAGCATCAGAGCCGGGTGCTCGCTGGAATACTCATGATGACTCAGGCAAATTTGAAATTATAGAAACTGTCCCTGGAATCATTCAGAGTCCAACACCTGCTGGACAATTCACCGGTGGCGTCAGTTTAGAGTCTGACGCGGACTATCTGGCAAGAATAATGAATAAAACTCAAAATATTGTACCCTCTGGGTCTGTCAGAGACTATATTTCCCTGGCCCAGAGCCGGAGAGGTGTTACCAGAGCTTTTGTTTTCCCGGCAATAGGCCGGGCTCTCGGTCGACTTCAGATTACGTGCATTGATGACAACCAAGAAAATTTGAGACCAGAAAACATTCCTGAGATTGAGGAATACCTCAATATACATAAGCAGGCCGTGGATGTTGTAGAAATAACCTCCCCGGAAGTCAGGATTGTAAATATTATTTTCACTGAACTGGACACACCCAACGCTATAGAAGCAATCGCTGCATCTGTGTCCGCCCTGATAAACTCCCTGGAGCCTGGAGAGGCGCACAATATCTATTCTAAACCGTGCAATTCCGTTCTTAAGGTTAAAAAGATCTGGAGCGAACTATATAAACTGGGACTGCTTGACTTCAACTTTAACCTCGAAATAGATTCCAACCCCCAGCATGCCCAGGAAATTCGACCCGGCCGGAATAATATATTTCGGTTTGGAGAAGTGAGGCTCAGCAATGATAGTTGATCACTACAGGAAGCTGTTATTTAAATTGTTGCCCTCTGGTCAGATCTGGAGGACTGAGCCAAGTAATTTTATTTTCAGGCTTATGACCGGCCTGGCAAAAGAACCAAAACGGGTTCATCAGAAAGCTGAGGCCATCATCAGGGAAGGAACCCCCCTCAGGGCAACCGACTCTATCGACAGCTGGGAACATATGTATGGGGTAGGTAAAAAAGAAAATTCTCCGGAGCAACGCCGGGAGGCTATACGAATAAAGGTATCCGAAGGAAGGACCAACCGAGCACCCAGATACACTGATACAGTACTAAACCTGGTCCTGCCTCATGATCCCGATTGTAAAGTTTACCTGCACCGATACAAACCTTACATCATGACTCTGATATTTGAAACCAGGCTGAGCAGAGAAAGAATCATCAGTCTGGTCCATAGCGACGTAAAAGAGTTTCTGGGAGCCGGTTGCGGTGTTCAGTACATTGTCAAATCAGCGGACCTGAGTTAGCAGCATGTCTTTACACAGATCATAAATTAACAATAAATAGTTCTGTTCGCTGAGATAAAGAACATATAAAATTATTGAAATTGCAGCAAAGTTAAATAAGTTTCTATCCATTTTCTTCACTCCTGGTTATTTGCTTACAAATCAATTCTGCATACCCCTTCCACTACAGGCAATAGAGTGCATAACTACATATGCTGTAAATATTTAACGCCTTGCAAAGATGCATTTACACTGATTGAACTATCATTTAAAGTCTATTCAGGAAAATGGTATACATTTAGTTCAGGAGGATTTATGCAGCAATACTCCGATCTGTCAGAGTCACAAAAGGCCTCAATGGTGAAGCCCAGTGCCCTGACTCTATTTCTTGCCGACTTGTTACAATCAGATTTAAAAGCCACGGCACAGGGGCCAATGGCCCTGGCTGATAAGCTCAATATAAGCTATGGCACAATTCACAATATCCTAAGGCTGGCAACCGAGCTGCCAAATGAGGGTATCACTTTTAAAATTTTTAAGTATTACTCTGTTGATCACAGAACCCAGATGGATTTGATCAATGATTTTTATCCAGAAACTGCCGGTCTGATTAAAAATATCGTAGCGGCTAATCCGGACAATGCTGTCCGGGACCTGCCGGAAATGAATCATGTGGTTGCCAGCGTACCAAGATATCGTCTGTTCACAATAATCCGTGATCAACCCGGACGCCTGACAAGAAACGATATAGTAAGTCGATATGGCCCTGATTCTGGCGATACTGTGGATCAGCTGCTGTTGCGTGGAATATTGAAGCAGGATGAATCAGGTCAGCTTGCTGCAACTGTACAGAACAGTTTCGACACCATCCAGAGCCTTCAAAAGAAAAAATGTGAAAATATGCTGGATATTCTTGACCCAGATCATAAGTCTTCCTATTTTCCCACCGTGACAAACTCAGTGAATATGGAAACCTACGAGGAGGTGAGAAACAGACTCAGAACTTTTGTTATCGATGTTATCCGTGATTTGAAAGACCCATCAAAACACGGAGACATTCCCCTGGTTCTGGGCTCCATTCTCGGGACGTTTGACAAAAAAATGTATGATGCATAAAATCAGGCAATGACACTTAATGCCAATTTCCAACTGGAGGATAGAATATGAAAAAACTGGTAGCTGCTTTATTTATTGCACTTTTGTCGAGTTCAGCCATTGCGAAGTCTGTCTCAGTGCCCGAAGGCGGTATTAGCGATGGGCTTAAAATAATGGGTGATGGCTCAGCATGATGGTTATGGTAATCAAACCATGTAGCCGCTGGCTACATGGCATGTAACTATCTCTTATAGAAAATCCACCCGAAAACTCTAACCAGACCATAAAAACAGTATGCCTGAGCTGTCCTTAAAGCCCGTGTGATACCTGTTGTTCCTAGTAGTTGTGTTTTCATATTCCGTAGAAATCTTTTGTCAGACGTTGCCCTGTGTCTTTGTGACGGAGCAGCCTGGTTAATGGTTGCATCGTAATCATAGTCATGAATATTGCAACTGTCTGCAAAATAAGACGACTCCCCGAAAAATGGTAGCTTTTTAACCATGCCCGGACCACAACCATTCACAATTGATTTTCTGACAGGTTTTGGGAGTCTTTCAAAATCTCTTGATACTTCAATAGTCAAGATAGCACCTCATGAATCAGTAGTTGAATCATAAGTATTCCAAGAAAAAAAATGTCAGAAAATAGAGGCGGGGACCACAAGGAATGAAGAGTGTCAGATATGGGTGTCAGATTTTTCCTGAAACTTTGCTGCTAATTTTTTTATTGCACAGGATTCTGCCAGCCCCTCCCATCTTTCATTTTCATAGTAACTATATGCTGCCCTGGCTGCTTCCAGAGGTGTTTCACCCCAGGGGCAGGTATCTTCTTTAACTTTCTGCCAGACTTCATCTGCAATGCCCGTTGATAGCTTGTCTGCTCTCAGAGCATCCACCGTGTCCCAGTCCCTGGCATTAAGCGCAAAAAGCATCTCATATGGAACATAGTATCCTTGTTCAAGCTTCAAAGCATACTCAGCGTACCCTCTGTTGCACAATTCCTCTATATCATCCTGGCTAAACGTGTACCTGAGTATATTCAAGTCGTATTTTTTTACCAGCCTACAGATCATAGAAAATGGTGGCTCTGACTGGCCTTTTTCCCATCGCTTGATAGTCAGAACCTGTTTTTCAAGATCCTTTGCCACTGTTTCCTGTGATTTTCTGGCGTCCAGACGGATTCTCTTCACTACTGGGAGCATATGAATTCCTTTCAGGTATCATAAATGATACTTTAGTTTAATATTTGATACCTGAAAGTTCAACCCGTGGTTGACTAAAAAAGTGGGGACTGGGGCATTATGATAAGGTCCCGGATTTTCTGACCAGACCACACAGATTCAGGATTCATGCCTTCCGTTCTGCTAACAGGCCTGAGACCTCTACGTCTGAAAGCAGAATGTATAGCGCGGTTAGACGGTGGCACACCAGAACTATCAGCCAAAACCCCCTGTAGCTGACTGGTCGTATATTTCCTGTTTTTAAGAAGGGAGGCCCTGCAAAGCCACTCAGGGCCCTTGGTTGGATTTTTAACTTTGCTTTCCTTCTCAGAGGTACGTAGGGACCTCTGAGAATTATCAGGGGCCTTTGTGCGTAAAAACTCCACCATATCAGTGAGGGCAAGATATCGGATGGTAGATTCTGTTTCCGAAGAGTCCAGACATAAATTTGCCTCTTTATCCAGTATGGCAGCTGCAATAGCTATGGCAATCGTCCTCCCTGACCCACTGAACCCCCCAGGAGCAATTACTTTCCAATACCGGGATTTTTCTTCAACAGCCCGGAACATCATCACATCATCACACTGCTCCACCCACTGCAACAACTGTCTGCTTCCTCCTCTTAGATAGTTTAGTGGTTTTTTAGCGCTGTTACCCAAAATCACCCCCAGAACCGTGTTTACCAGCTCTTCTGTCACCACAAAATGACCATCAGCATAGTTGCGCTCTGCGAAAACTCCTGGAAATAAAACTTCTCCCCTTCTCATTGCTGATCCCCTTGCCTTGATGATTCTATTGATTTTCCACACCGGGCCAAAATAGCAGCCAGCGGGTCCAACGACTTTTTATCTGGTTTTCCTTTTCTCTTCGGTTTCGGAGATTTTAGTGCCTTTGATGCCATAGCCTGAACTCTGGTTAGGATCTCCCGACGCTCTTCCATACCAGCATTCATATATCCCTTCTCCAGACTCCAGATTTCTTCTGGGCGGGCTTTACC